AGGACGTAAGGGAGTCCTAACAGTAGATTGGCAGGAGCAAGGTATCCTGTTGCCTAGCGGTCTGTACCTGCGTTACCCAAACCTACGTAAGCAGAACGTCGAGGGTGGCAAGACTGAGTATCAGTACAAAAGCCGATACGGATGGAACAGAATTTATGGCGGGAAGGCGGTAGAAAACATATGTCAGGCTGTCGCTAGGTGTATCATAGGAGAACAGATGATCCTCATTGCCAAGCGGTATGAGGTGGTTCTGACGGTGCATGACGCTATCGCTTGCATCGTAAAAGAAGAGGAGGCTGACGAGGCTCAGGCATATGTAGAACAGTGCATGCGTTGGGTTCCTGCGTGGGCTGAGGGTTTACCTGTTAATTGCGAAGCAGGATATGGGAGGAGCTATGGAGAATGTTAACGTGCTGGAAGCGGCACAGGACATCATTTACGGGGACCGTGAGAAGACTTACGGCAAACCCAGTAAGAACTTGGACTGTATTGCTGACCTGTGGAATACGTACCTAATGAGTAAGTTTGATGGGGATCTTCCGAAACTACTCACTAACAAAGATGTTGCGGTGATGATGGTGCTGTTGAAGACCTCTCGGCTTGCCAATGATATTGGGCACCGAGATAGCCTGATTGACATCTGTGGTTACGCCGCTCTTGTGGAGCGTTGCGACGAATGAGTAGATCCCCGTCATGGTCGTTTTCTTCAATCAAGCAGTTCGACAATTGTCCTAAGCAGTACTACCACCTGAAGGTGCTCAAGGAGTACCCGATGGAGGAGACGGAAGCTATCCTGTATGGGAACCGCTTCCACAAGGCAGCTGAAGAATACCTCCGTGACGGGACCGATTTACCCAAGGAGTTTGAGCCGTATCGTGCGGCACTGGATAAGATCGTTGAGAAGTACCCCGGTGAGATTCATTGCGAGTTGAAGTTCGCACTGGATGAGAACTTGGAACCGTGCTCGTTTAAGTCCAAGGAGGCATGGTGGCGAGGGATCGCCGACTTATTGATTATCAACGGAGACAGGGCATTCTGCGTTGACTACAAGACCGGATCGGCCAAGTATGCAGATCAAGGTCAGCTTGAGTTGATGGCCCTTGCAGTGTTCAAACACTACCCCCAAGTCAAAGAAGTAAAGGCGGGGTTGTTCTTCGTAGTAGGGCGTAGCTTCCCGAAGGTGAAGTACAAGTTTGAACAGCAGGACATGCTGTGGATCAAGTGGTTTAAGAGTTATGGGCAGTTACGTACCGCCCATGAAACCGGGGTGTTTAACCCCAGACCTAGTGGGTTGTGTAAGAAGCACTGCCCTGTGTTGGAGTGCGTACACAATTGGAGAAACTGATGCCTAGGGGCTACGCTAATAACCCTAAGAAAATTTCTTGTGTTGAATGCGGAACAGAATTTACGCAGGCCCATTGGTCGCATAAATATTGCTCTAAGGATTGTAAGCGTAAGACCGCACGTAAACCGGGCGGAGCCGAAACAGTTGAAAGACAGTACGCGCTGATAAGTGGTAATTGGGAAAAATACTTTGGTAGGTTGTGTACTAAGGCCTTCAGGAGAGAATTACTTTCTAAACAAGACTGTTTAGATATTCTTATCGCACAGAACCATCTATGTGCTTTGACCGGAGTACCTCTCACTTGTTTACTCGAAAAAGGTGTAGTGTGCAGGACCAACGCTAGCATAGACAGAATAGACCCCAAGGGGCCGTATACTAAAGACAATGTGCAAATAGTATGTGTAGCGGTGAATAAGCTCAGAGTAGATATGAGCGTAGAAGAATTTAAACTTTGGTGTAAGCGAGTGGTGGATTACGATGCCGTATAAAAATAAAGCCGATAGGCCTTATAAACACGAATACCAAATGCAGAAAAAGCGTGAAGAGCTACCCCGGCGCATGGAGCGACAGAAGCTGCGCCGTAAGTTCGACAGGACCCATGCAGATGGCAACGGTAACGGCACCGCCGATGCACGTGAAGGTAAAGACCTAGCGCACAAGAAAGCGCTGGATAAGGGTGGCTCTAACAAGAACGGTTACTCCGTACAGAGCCCGAGCAAGAACAGATCATTCAAGAGAGATGGTAAGAGCAACCTGATCTCTGAAACGAGTAAGCGCGAACGTAAGCGCAAATAGTCCTATGTGGGGAAAAGGTTAGCCGTTAGGTATGAGTGGGCTAGCCGGGTAGTTTGTGGCCTAAGAGAAACCGTACCAGCTGACACCGCGCTCTCCGATGTTTGCATCAGCGGGGAATCAGTACGGAAGTACGAGGTAGATAGGGAATAGGGCCTGTTTACCTCGCTTTCGTTCGTCTATAAGAAAGGAGAACACTATGCAAGTTATTGATAATAAAGCATTACTATTAAACGTACGTAACCCCGGACGGATCACAACCGTCATCCCAAAAAGTAAAGATCTAGGCAATGGCAAGGTGCTGGTTAACTGGAGTCTAGAGGAAGCACAGGTACTCAAGAACCTTAAGATTAAGAACGTACCTTCACCCATCATAGGTAAGTACAACTGGCCCGGACGTTACGCACCGTTTGAGCACCAGAAGAATACGGCCTCGTTCCTCACACTGCATAAGAGAGCGTTCTGCCTCAACGAGCAGGGTACTGGCAAGACCGGATCAGCTATCTGGGCAGCTGACTACCTTATGAATATAGGCAAGATTAAGAGGGCGCTGATTATCTGTCCCTTGTCGATTATGGATGCCGCATGGCGCTCTGACTTGTTCAAGTTCGCTATGCACAGGACGGTAGACATCGCCCACTCAAGTGGGGTCCGAGCCAAGGAGAAACGCCAGCAGATCATCAACTCCGATGCCGAGTTCGTCATCATCAACTATGACGGCGTGGACATCGTCAAGGACGACATCAAGAAGGCGGGGTTCGACCTGATTATCGTGGACGAGGCTAACGCATACAAGAACAGTCAGACGACGAGGTGGAAGACCCTCAACAGTATTCTGACTCCTGACACATGGCTCTGGATGATGACAGGCACACCTGCCGCTCAGTCACCTCTGGACGCCTACGGCCTAGCTAAGCTGGTTAATCCTAAGAACGTACCGCAGTTCTTCACTACGTTCAAAGACATGGTGATGTACAAGGTCACCACGTTCAAATGGGTCACCAGACAAAATGCTGAGAAGATCGTATTCCAAGCACTCCAACCCGCCATCCGGTACACGAAGGAAGAGTGCCTCGATCTACCTGAGATCACGTATACGACTAGACACGTAGAGCTCACGCCCCAGCAGAAGAAGTACTATGACCTGCTACGTAAGAAGCTGGTTGTGCAGACAGCAGGTGAGCAAGTCACGGCAGTCAACGCTGCGGTAGGTATGAACAAGCTCCTGCAAATATCTTGCGGTGCCGTTTATTCCGATAGTGGTGAGACTTTAGAGTTCGATATTAAGAATCGTTATAAAGTCCTGACCGAAGTCATCGAGGAGAGCAACCACAAGATACTCATCTTCGTACCGTTCAAGCACACCATCGACCTGCTACACCAAAAGCTGACAGAGGATAAGCACACTTGCGAAATCATCAGAGGCTCTGTAAGTGCCGGTGCTCGTGCGGATATATTCAAGCGATTCCAATCTCAGCCTGACCCGCGTATCCTGCTCATCCAGCCTCAAGCGGCAGCTCACGGAGTGACGCTGACCGAAGCTGATACGATCGTATGGTGGGGGCCAACTTCCAGTCTTGATATCTACGCACAGGCTAACGCCCGAGCGCACCGTGCCGGGCTACGCCATCCTGTCACTGTGGTGAACCTTCAGGGTTCAAATGCTGAGAAACACATCTACTCAATGCTAAACAATCGTATTAACGAAAACGGAAAATTAGTCGAGCTTTACAAGAATTTACTTGACTAAGATACGATTTGATAGGTAGCATTGACTCATCGGCGTTAGACCGAGTACGACTAGGAGAACATCATGTCAGAACCATCATTGGAAACACTCATCCGTGTGTTCAACCGGATGCGTGATAAACGCGACCAGTTTGAGGCAGAAGTAAAGAACCTCGAAAAAAAGATGCAGACCGTGAAAGCCGCCATCAACGATGCGATGCGGGAGTCCGATCTTGAGAGTGTAAAGACCGCTGCTGGCTTAGCCTACCGAACTGTTAAGACTACCTACTCAGTAGCTGACTGGACTTTGATGCACGGGTTCGTGCTTGAGCATCAGATGCCGGAACTGCTGGAGAAGCGTCTGCATCAGGGCAACGTAAAGAAATATCTTGAAGAGCACCCGGATGATGCTCTTCCGGGGCTTAACTCATCTATGGAGTATTCCATAACTATCAAGCGAGGCAAGAATGACTAGTGAGCCATATGTTGGCATCGAGGAGCTAGCTAAGCACTTCTCGGTGTCGGTCTCAACCGTAAGGAAATGGTTGAGGAAGGATATGATTCCAGCGCTCAAACTGGACGGTGTGTTCAGGTTTAAGCGTAGTGAGGTGGAAGAAGCTCTCCGTAAGTTTGTGGCGGAGAACGATAGCGTCAAGGAAGACGGTACACAAGCAGACATTAGTTTTGACCCTAACGAAGACTTCTAGGAGAACAAAATGGGTGATGTAGTTTTATTCAAAGGCGGTCTACCATCGTTCATTAAACGTGGCGTAGATGACATGACTCGTGCTCTGGCTGGCGGTGGCCTTGGCATGCGTCGTATTAGTATCAAAGGCGGCGCGTTCCGTGAGATCGTAGGCGGTAAGGAATACCGTGTATCCGAAGAGCGGTCTCTTAACGTCTTTATCGTTAAGTCAGCCGAACATATCTCTCGTACCTACTACAAAGGCACTTATTCAGATGGTGAGGCGGTCCCTCCATCATGCTGGTCAACCGATGGTGTGCGTCCTGACGCAGATGTGAAAAATAAGCAGTCGAACACCTGTCAGAAGTGCCCCATGAACATCAAGGGATCAGCACAGAATGACAGCAAGGCCTGCCGGTACAGCCAACGTCTGGCGGTAGTCCTTGAAGGTGAGCTTGAGAAGGAAGAGGTATACCAGCTTACGGTACCGGCTACTTCTATCTTTGGAGACGGCGAAGGTGCCAACAAGATGCCGCTTCAGGCTTACGCCAAGTGGCTTGTTAAGGAAGGTATCCCTGCATGTGCAGTAGTTACCGAACTCCGGTTTGACATCAAGAGCCCTGTTCCTAAGCTGTTCTTCCGTCCAATTCGTGAAGTAAACGAAGAGGAGTACGAGATCATTGAGCGTCTCATGGAGTCAGAAGAAGCTGCCCGTGCAGTATCTATGGCCGTATCTCAGGCGGATAATGTACCTGCTGAAGAGGAAGAAGATGAAACTCCGACACCGGCACCTAAGGCTGAACCTAAGAAGGCCGCACCGAAACCCCCTCCTGTAGAGGAGGACGAGGAAGAAGAGGAAGAGGCACCTGTAGAGGAACCTAAGAAAGCCGCACCGAAGAAGACTGCCGCTGCACCTGCTGAGTCCAAGTTAGAGGACTTGGTAGATGAGTGGGATGACGACTGATTAGCAGTCCGGGGGTGGGGAAGGCT